AGCCAAGTAGCCGATCTGATGAACGTCGCGGGAACATGTGTAATCTCAGCCGACAGCCTAGATCCCCTAGATATGACGCTTGACCCAAGCAAATGCGCGCCGATTGAGACGTTGGATTGCAACTGAACTTCCGTATCTGTCAGCACTGGCGCGAAGCCTTGATACAAACGGCGCGGGATAACCAGATCGTCGCCCATAAACGCGATCCCAACGGCAAGATCGTCGCCAGCGGTAAGACCAGTCCAGTAGAACCGCCAATAGCGCGCATCATTGCCAGTTGTGACCATGCGCCAAGCTATCGGTGCATTTGTGGCGGGCGTCACGATACCCGCCCCGGCGTCAGCCCATGACGATCCATCTGTTGACCGCTGCACCCTGACAGATGCGCCGTAGGTGGATGTATTGTGCGCTGCGATTGCGGCAAAGCTGATGTTGATCGCCGATCCAAAATCAAACGTCAGCGTCGCCGTTGTGGCCGTCACGTCTGGACGCCACTTGTCATAAGTTGACCCGGTGACAGCATTTGCAGCCTCGCCACCAGTCACCACAGCCGTTCCGCCTAAAGTGGCCGTAGCGCCAAGATTGTTCCACGCTACGAATGGATTGTTTGATTGATCCGCCGATGACAGTGCAGACGCACGGGCAGTTGATACCACAATACCCATTATGCAGTCCTCATATTCAATCGTCCGCCGTCGCCAAGCCAATCGTTTAGGCCGCTGGCAATCATGCCGATGGTTTCTTGCGTGGGCTGGAAGCCGCCATAGAAGTTGATATTGGCTGTTCTGGTTTCAGTCGTGCCGCCACCAGATGCGACAGCGCCAGCCGCTGATGATCCACCGCCAGCCGATCCACTTCCGCTTTCGCTAACACCACGAATTGCGGCAACAAAGCTAATCCCTTTGGCAATCACCGCCGCAGCCGTTGCAAATCCAAGAACGCCCTTGTCCAGCTCTTTGGCCGCGCCTTGATACGTGCTGATAAGGGCTTGCGCAGCGCTAAATACCTTAGCCATTCGCAGGGCCTTCTTGTTGGTCTGACCAACTGCATTCAAGATTTCAGCGCCTCCAGACAATGCAGCCTCAACGCCAGACTGATTGCCCATCTCACGAATGCGGCCCAGTCGTTCATTGTGTTCCTGCTCCAAACGCTCGCGCAATGCCCGGTATTCTTCTTCCGTCAGCATCTTCTGTTCTAGCGCCGTTTGCAGCGTTGTCAGGCCCTCATCATACCACGCCTGCACGGTTTCAGCTTCCGTCTGCAAGCCCTCTTGCAGAGCCTCTAGGCGCTGGGCAAACATATCCTTGATGCCCGCGCCTGCGCCGCCGCCGCCTTTGCCAGTATCGGTGCCCGGTATCAATTCGTTACCCGGCAACACAAAGCCAAGGGCATTCTTTGCCCAGTTTAAATCTCCAGTTGATATGTCCTTTGACCTATCATCAGGCGGCAAAAGATTGCCGCTTGCGCTTGATAGCCCTCCGCCTTCTGGAACAGGCGTCATTTCCATAGATCCGCCGGGAAGAGCCGCGCGCAGGTTCTTAGCCATTGCCCATGCCGACGATATAGCGCTTGTTAGCCCACCAAGACGGCTTATCACGCTGGAAAAATTAACCCCGTTTATGCCTTCCATTTCAGTTGTAACGCCGCGCGCCCGTTCAGCCAAAACATCCATGCGCGTAGCAAAGTCTTCCGCTTCAACCTTGCCAGACGCGAATTCGACAATCAGGCCTTCCATTTCATCAGTGATGCGGTTCAAAACCTCTGCCGCGCCGATCTCGCCAACGTAATCCAGCATGTCAGCAACTGCGCGCAACTCAGGAACAGCCATGCGCGCCGCGTCACCTACTGGCAAAAATGCGCGCGTCATTTCGTTAATGGCATCTGCATTGGCGCTAACGTCTGCCGGACTTCCAATCAGACGATTGAATACGTCTTCGCCAAGCATATTGCGCGCGGCATCCAAAGACCCAAAAAACTGCTCAAGCTCAATTCTGACGCCAAGAATGTTGCCAGCAAAGTCCACAAGCGCCGTTGCCGTGGCCTCAATGGCTGGAGCCGCAACCGTCGCCATGCGATTGCCCAAGCCCTCCATAACCAAGCCCAAGCGCGTCACAGCATCGTTGGCTGTTTCAATCTGATCCGCGTCTTGCTCCGAAACGACAACGCCAAAGCGATGCACGTCTTCCGTCGCCTGCCTCAATGTCGCCGTGTCAATGCGAGCCATTGCAAGCGAGCCTTCCTCGCCAAACAACTGACCCGCAACAGCCGCACGCTCCGTCGCCGGAATGAACTTATCAAGCGCCTCGTTGATCTGCAAAATGCGCTCATCAAGAGGAACCTGAGAAAGCGCCGCCGATGAAAGGTTCAGACGATCCAGCGCGTCGGCCACAGGACCAGCACCCGCTGCCGCCTGCGAAAGCCTGCGTGTAAGATCGCTCGACGCCTGCTGAATGCCACCCATGGACACGCCAGCCAAGTCGCCAGCGCGTTTAAGCGTCTGCATGGATGTGACTGTAGTGCCGAGCGATTGCGCCAGTTTGGCTTGCGCGTCAATCTGTTCAAGGCTGCGCCGCGTCAACGCGACCATGCCAGCCGCGATAGCACCCACAGTCACCCCAAGCGCCGCGCCAGCAGCCTTTGCAATGCCAGCCGCGCCGCCAAACTTTGCAAGCATTCCATTGGCCGAGTTTAGGCCAGTCTTCAAGCCGCTTGTGTCAGCGCCGATCTTAACTTTGACTTCACGCTCTGCCATAGTCTCGGGCCATCCACTCTCTTAGCTCTTCGTCTTGATCCGGGGTCAGCCCGGACCTATTGGAAGACCTCGCCTCGCGCATTTCAAATTCCAAAAGCGTTTCCGGCAATGTCATTCCCCAAAACTCGCTTGGCTGGATTTCATAAGCCCGTGCAAGGCTGTAGAATGCGTCCCAGTCAATTGGGGCTATTTCGTCTCCATCGCCGTCGCCCCGTCGGCTTCTGGCTTTTTTGTCTCTTTGACTTCCGGCATTACACATCCACAAATCAGATCAACATAGGCGCGAAACTCTTTGGCATCCTTAAACGCCATCAACTCAGCAAATGCACCATCTTCCGTGGTTTTGCCGCCTGCCGAATTGATAAGCTCAGCCAAGACAAAGGCCAATTCGTTGACAGCGCCCGCGCCAGATGCCGCCCGATAAAACACCGCCACAAGATTGAATGACGTATCATCACGACGGCCCTTGGCCTCGATCATGCGCAAGAGCCTGTTGGAAGGCGTGACAACGTAATCACGCCCTCCGAAAGGAATTGAGATATCGCGGAAAACTCCCATCAAGCAGCCGTCCAGGTGATATCGCCGCCGCTTTCAAAGCTGGCAGAAAATTGGGCAGTTTCTGCGCCTTCGTTGCCTGTGATGCCGAACGACGTGATGCACCAGTTGCCCGAATATGCGCCAAGGCCGTCAATATCGAACGTAAACGCATGGACGCCAGCAGTCGTTGACCGCGCCAATGCGCCGAGAACGTCACCATCGAGATGACCAGAGCAAGACATTGACATGGAAAACGTGCCAAGCTCGGCAAGATATTGGCGAACGCCAGCATCATCTTTATCCGTCGCGTCAATTGGCTCACGATTGATCGTGATCTCATCAGCCATTGCACCAGCAACCGGGGTGCCGCTGTATTCAATCCGCACTTTGCGGCCTGCAACCTTAGCCATTGTGGAAGCCTCCTAAGCTATCTGTGTTATGGTATAACATATTGAACCCATATGCGCTAGGCTATAGCCAAGACGCGATATGACATCCGGCATCTCCGCGTGATGCCATCAGGATCGCGCTCAAATACCATATCGGTGCATTCCGTCGTGATGTGACCCGTGACGTTTAACGCTTGCCTGTGCATACGGTCATATACCGCATTTGCAATCGTCTTGATGCCTGTCCCGTTCGACCGCGCCCATACGTCAACTTGAACCGTGCCATCTTGGCCCAGCGCGCCCTTGTCATCAAACGATCCAGATGTAGGGAATGAGAATGTCACAAACGGGAACCCGAGCGGATCGCCGCTATCGGTGAGTTGCGGAACCCATTCATTAAAGACAGCCGTAACACCATAGGCCGTTGAAAGCGTTGCCGTAATGCTGGAATGATTGAGTTGCGCAAAGACAGCGGTTTGCAGTTCAGTTGGGTCCATTTGCAAGCCTCTCCAATGTCTTTAGAACGCGGGCATTCAGCTTCTTCTGGCCGATGATGGTTTGCGGCTGCCAGACTGGACGCGGCGATATCTTTGCTGTCCCGTATTCAAGGTAATAGGCATAAGCCAAACGGCTGCCGATTGTCGCGCTCATTTTTCCAGTGTTTTGAAAATACATGGATGAAATAAGATTGCCAGTATCGGTTGCAGGAGGATCACCAGCCGCCGATGATGTATGCGTTGGCGAAAGGTTTGCTTTCCCATCCGACTTGAAAACCGCTACAAGCTTGTTTGGTCCGAACAAACTAAACCCGCCAGCATAAATTCGCATCAACCCGTCATCGCCAGCGATGCGATGATAAGTAACGCCTTTGCCTTTTTTGCGGATTTCCTTTTTAACCGCGCGGTCCATTTCCAACGCCGTTGCCGTCACATCTCGATCAATAGCAGCCTCAGCCTTTGCGCCAAACTTGCGCAACGCGGCCTGCACCTGATCTAAGCCTTCGATCTGGATTGTGACGGTCATACCGCCACCCCGCCTTCCACATCAATCTCAAGCCATTTATTGTCAAAGTTGACGTTCTTGATGTAGCGGATGTTGTGGCGAAGACCACGGATCAAAACGCTATCAGCCTCACGCAATGCCGATGTATAGCGCACCACGACCAGCAGCTTGACCTCAGCATTCAAACGCTGCGCCTGTGATGCCTCATATCCTGACAGCGGCCTAACCATGCCTTTGGTTGGAGTTCCAGTGATGCTCGTCCATGCGCCTGCAACTACGTTCCCGTCAACGTTTGTGGCCGTGCCCAGCCGCTGAAACGTGACAGGCTCACGCAGCATTCCGGCGCTGTATTGGCAACACTTCATGATGGCTCGCCCAAATCTGGAGA